TGCTGGTTGTCGTGATGCAAGTTTAGTAACTCGCTGACCTAACTCATCGTTTTTAACGACAAGTTGAGCATTGTCAAATTGCAATGCCTTGATTTGGTTTTCAAGAGTAACAACTTTACCCTCAAAAAACCCTTCTTCTCTTACGGCAGGATTACCGTCAAGATGTACAGTGATTTCCATTAACTGGACTCCTCTATAAGTTTCAATAATTTCATTCTATACCTTTCGGCATCAATTGTCAAGAACCCTTTGTAATTTTTCATAAGTTTTTTTACATCAGGCCACACAAAATCATCCCATACTAACTCCTTATCCCATTTATTACTAAATTCAACAAGTTCATCCAATATAATCATAGTCTCAATGGAGACTCTTTTACCCAAATATTCTTTTAACAATGTAGGATGGTTATCATTTTTACACTCAAAAAGAGGTTCAAAGTTCTTGACAAACGGCTGCAACTCTTGAGAGAAGAGTTCATAGAACATCTTTCTTCGTTGCATCCATTCTTCATAATTTTTGGTGTTAAAGTTTGCAATGTATCCGTCACGTTCTTTAATAAAGTTTGATACAAAATAATTGAGGACTTCTTTATCATCATACCTAGTAGCAGTTTTGACAAAGAAAATGCGGTCTTTCCGTTTCCAGAATGAATCTCTAGAAACTTTTGTTTTACCACTAAATCTGTGGTAATCATAATCACCTTTGAAGTGAGCTTTCAAGGCACAATACATTAGATAGGTATCAACTGCTTGCATAATTTATTCTGGTTTTTTAAGTTTCCAAAAGATATAAGGCTCTTCACCCTCGACTTGTGCTGATATAGATTTGGCACTAGGATCAAGAGATTGTTTACCAACATAATTCCACTCATAACCCTCATTAACTTGTTTTTCGACTTGATCGAAAAATTCTTGATTATCCACTGCAAATAATCCACTAAAAAGTGCTATCACTAATATTGTTCCCATAATATATTCCTTATACTGGTAGTTGTGCGTGTCTAGGAAGGAAATTCAAATCTCTTGCATTTGCTTCAATCTTTTGTTTAAGTGCTTTAGATATCAAATTACCTACTGTGTCTGGTTCGATACCTTCATTCTTACAATACCAAAGTACTGCTTCCATGTGTGTAATTCTTTTTTCTTGTGCGATACTCTCTATTTTAAGAGAGAATGTTTTAGTTGTATTCATCATTAGTCCTGTTTGTTCAATTCACTTCTTTTAGTTTTATAGTCAGCGACTGCGGCCTTAATTGCATCTTCAGCGAGAACTGAACAATGAATCTTAACAGGCGGTAGTGCTAATTCTTTTGCAATGTCTTTGTTTGTTATAATTGTTGCTTCGTCTAATGTCTTACCCTTGATCCATTCAGTTACAAGAGAACTTGAGGCTATTGCAGAACCACAACCAAAAGTTTTAAAACAAGCATCTTTTATGATACTGTCCTCATCAACCCTAATTTGTAATTTCATAACATCACCGCAAGCAGGCGCACCAACTAGGCCAGTACCTACGTTATCTTCATTCTTATCTAAAGACCCAACATTACGTGGATTTTCATAGTGATCTAATAACTTGTTACTATATGCCATTTTTTATTCCTTTAAAAGTGAGGGTTAACCATGACCCTCGGCGTGTGTATTAAGGCACAACCCCCTTTGCATTACGCTGTGCGTAGTGCTGCATAACCAGCAGCAACAACTGCTCGTGTTGGTGTACCAATCATATACTTCATATATGTTTCACCATCAAAAGATGATACACGCTTGTTCAAATAGATTGAAAATCCTTCTGAACGAAGTTTGCTAATAACTGCACGAACATTCTTAACACCATAACGTGCTGAAATCTGTTTAGCGGTTAGTTCTGCACCATTCTCTAGTGCAGCTGCGACCTTTGCGGTCTGTGTAGTAGTAGTCATTTAAATGTTTTCCTTAACATTACAAATAAGCTGGAAACATTCCAACTTTTAAAGTGGTAGTTTTTAGTCCTATAAAAGAGAACTACCAAACTCATTAAGTGTCGATATAGCAATAGGTTGCCGTCACTTAAATAAAGTGGGGGTTATTCTGTTACTAGGTTAACCCCCGAAACCCTATCCGATTAAGCAGCTAGTGCAAAATCTTGAGATGCAAAATTATCATTTGCGTTTAGTTTTTTGACCATTAACGGAGTCATCCGACAATTCTCCACTTCTCTAATCAACACCTGTCGATCCTATTTCGCCCCCATCAAAAGTAGACCAGCTTCCGAAGATATCAATGCACTTCAATCTTCTACTGAATTTAATCGTCCCAAATCTATTGACTAAGGAGCTACCTCAAATCTCATTTAGCTGACGCTCAGATTTGCTAGTCTACTTATGGTGGAGGCGTTGGGTACTGCCCCCAAGTCCAATCTGCCTTTCAATCTGCTTCATCGAACTGTAACTATATTTATACCACATCTAATTTAAAAAGTCAAGTGCTTTTTTATAAAGATGTTCCTTTTGTCGTATTTTTAAAGTTTCCAACACCTACTAATAATATACATAAAAGTCTTTCTTCTAATGGCATCTGTTCAAACACTGTAAAGCTTCCAGTTTCATTATTATATGTAATTGTTACCATTGGAATAATATGATCACCTGTAGTTGGATGTAAAGCTTTACTCTGTCCTAAAAATACTGGCCTCTCACCAAATTTAGTATACATATTGTTTAGAATAGCATCTGCTCTTCCACACACAACAGGTTTACTACTATTAACAAGTTGGCCAGACTCTATTGGTTTGTCCTTAAAAGGGTTTACTATTGAGATTTTTTTATTGATAGTTTCTAGCTTTGTTTCTGTATCAGACGATTGAGTTGTTTGACAACCCACTATCAGAAACATCGCCATCAACAAGGATAGGTGTTTCATTCTGCACACTCCATTCGGTAACTGTTTCCTCTAACATAGGAAGATACTTGTCTTTGTTCTTTATAAATTCTTGAACAGTGCCATCCTCAGTTACCACAAGAATGACTACTTGATTTATTTCAATTCCTGTTCTTTCACCAAACATTTCTGCATACGCTGAACCTTGTATGTAGTAGTTTTCATTCCAAGCCTCAGTTCGTTCTTTAGTAGACGTTTTGAAATCAATAATAGATGAAACACCTTTGTACTCTGCAATACAATCAACTCGGCCTGCAACCTTATATTTATCACTATAGAGTCCTGCTTCTTGTGCATAGATGTTATCTATATTACACAATACTCCTCTTCTTAGTCTTTTGAATAAACACCAAGGAAGAAAATTCTTTGCGTGTTCTGCAAACTTTTCTGGAGATTCATTGTGCATATTATTAAGGTAGTCTTCACACATATGGTGAACCTTCGTACCTCTTGCAGCGGCAGTTCTTGCGATATGGTTTGCAACTTGTTCACCGACACGTTTACGCCACTCAAACAATCCTTGTTTATTACGGACTGATAGAACAGTAGTTATAGAAGGATACTTATTTCCTTCTGGCGTTACATAAAATCTTTTACGATTTATCGTTTCTGTTGTAAGTTCTTGTAGTTTCACTGGTATGTGATTGTAGTTCATCATTATCTTCTTTCATATTATATGGAACATGAGATACATCTTCCCAAACATCGTAATTAATTTTATCTTTGTATTCTTCAAGTTTATTTTTATACTTGTATTTTTCTGGCACTTTGCCCCAACCTATTTCTTTGTCCCACTGTGATTGAGTATATTTCATCACACATTTCTCATGCGTTCCACTAATCGCTCTGCACGATTTGTCACTTGGCGATACCACGCACTATCAACCATCTCATCGGCAGCTGCGTTCCAATCTCTGGCATCTACACCACGTTTCATTCCTTTGAACTTACTCAAACGAGGGCGACCCATGTTGAACATCATATTCGCAACTATTTGTTGAACTTCTTCTGGCAAATCATCAAAGTTTTCGTATAGGATGTTGCAGTCTCGCAAGACGTTTTCGCAATCCTGCTCGAAGGCCTCAATGACTCTGGACTCACTGATTGAAGTCCCGAGCTCAGAGCCGTGCTCTGGGTCTGACTCAAGTACCAGATGGCCCACACCAAAAGTAGCATAACCAAGATGATCATTGTATATTTCATACTTAACACCCTCATCTAATTCTAGCTGTTTGCGTAACTTATCTACATCCATTATTCAATTCCTATTCCTAGTTTGGTCTTGTTAATAAGATAACTACGAACAAAACCAGAGCGAACAATGTCGCCTATGGTAAATTCTGTACAACTAAATTCTTCCATCTCTTCCAAGATACGTAGAAAGTCGTGTAATCCATTTTTCTCATTTGTCTTTTGTAAATCAGACTGACCAAAATCACCGCAAAATACAATCTTAGAATCCTGACCAACTCTTGTGATGATTGTATCTAGCTCATGAAAATTCATATTCTGACACTCATCCACAATAATAATACTATTGTCAAATGTCAATCCTCGTAGGAATGAAGTTGACAGAAAATATAATGATCCCTGTGCTTTTAATTTGTCGTATAAAGAGTTAAACTGCTGTTCGTTATTCATTTCAAACATGAACTGTACCATGTTTTGATAAGGTACTTGATATAGTGCAGACTTATCTTCTTCATCGCCTGGCAGAAAACCAATCTCTCTAGTAGGAATAAGAGAGCGAACTAACACAACTCTATCATATTTTGTTTTTAAGTCAAAAATATCTTGTAGTGCTAGATACAATGATACAAAAGTTTTACCTGTACCAGCACAACCAAATAGAAATTGGTTCTTTCCTTTCTTCCAAGATGAAAAAACCTGTTTTTGATTGTCAGTAATTGGTTTAATAGTAACTAAACTATTGTGATTAATTTCTTTATTTTTCTTTGCTGCCATGATATATCCTATTTAAAATGGGTGGGGAGTGCTAATTGAAGCGCTCTATAACACTCCCCTTGGTGCATAGGCGGATTGACTTCCCAGCTTACATAGATACTGTGCATCTAATGCTGAAGTTTGATGTCTCGCCCGCACCATAATTATTTAGTAACTAATGGGTTCTTTTTCTGATGTTTTCTAACCACTTCCTTAGCCTTTAATTTCTTATGAGATTCACCAGTTTTGTATCTATCACCCAAATGAGAATTAGGATGAGCAGATGCAATTTGACTCATACGTTCTTTCCATCCTTCATCATTCTTAGGCCCAACACCCATAATGTGATCTCCTGTGTAAGCAAACATTACAGGGACTTGTGTAATATTAGAATGTGATTTTAAGTATGTTTCTCTCTCACTGAAAGACATAAATTCATCAAACACTTTACCTGTATTTGTATCTTTAAATTTATACGTTGGCATTATATTGTAGTTCCTTTATGAACACAGTTATTTAAAAAGTTCCATTTGTTTATCTTTGACATATTGCAATTCTATTATACGATTGTAAGCGTTTTGCAATTGTTCTTGAAGTTCTTTTACATTATTACGAAGTATTACATTTTCTTCTAATAAATTTAAAGATTTATCTGTTTTAGATTCTTGCATCATTCTAAGTATGTAGTTCGACCGGCTTTCCCTCTGCATTTGTTTCTCCTAAAAACCATGCTGGTGTTTCACGTTTAGACCACTTTGCAAAACCAGACTTCTCTCTTATATAGTATTTCTGATATGCAAGTACTGTATCCTCACCCTTACATTCTTCTGGCATACATTGTGGTGGATCAGTAAATTTGCCCCCATAAGGAATGTTGTTAGGAGTACGAGCAAGACATTCTTTCAATCTTTCAGTCGCATGGGTTTTACCATAACGATGCGTGTACTCTCGCATGAGAGCAGTCATGTGTCTCCATAACCAAATGTAATTTTGAACACTAGAACGAGTCCAAATAGTACTTGGATGGTTCTTGTGAGCCATCTTGTACATACCTTTGGAGTCTGCAATATCATCACCATCAAGAACACGGTGTGTACTACATAACATCTGAGCAGACTCAAGTATCATCTTCACAACGTGCTTATCACAACTCATTTGAGCTGCAATTATAGGGTCTTTATCAAGGTAGAAGATGTTCATTACATATAATCTCTAACATATTCTGATGCAATTTGAACAGGCATTTCACCAACTAATTCACTTACCATTTCATAAAATTCTGGTTTAATGTTAGCTTTACCATAATTTGTGTTAATAAGATTTCTATTCCTTTTTGCTACAACTGCTTGAGCAATCTGTATCGCAACAAAGGCAGGATTTCTATTTGCAAAGTTAAGTTTAGGGTGTTCACCTATAACAATTTTTCCATTCTCATCTCTACCCATAAAATTTAATTCGCCAAGTTGTAGTCTGTCTGGATGCTTTGTACCATCTGGCCTAGGACTAGTACAACCATTGCCGCCCCTTTCCCGATCACAAACTGACGTTAAATAATTACTTCGGCCACATTGTATTTCTTTAAAATAATATTCACCGCCTTTGTTAGAACCTTCTATTGAATAATCATCGGCATCACAACAAACCCAATAGTCTATTTCTTTTTTGTTACAATCCCACAATTTCCAACCATCTTCTGCTTTACCAGTATTTTCCCAATCACCGTCAAAATCTGAATTATCATCTTCTTCAACGTATTGTAACATTTCTCTTGATATTTTCATCGATTAAATTCTCCATATCCCATTACAAAATTTTCTGCACAATCTTCAGCATATCGTTCATTGTTATTTTCCATACAACGCATTTCTGAACGACCTAACATTTCCATATCCACATAATACTTTTTTTGTATATCATCCCAAAGAACTTTAGCAGTTCTATCTTTGTATTCTTCAGAACCCATATAAGTTGATAATTCTTTGTAGTAACGACCATTTACAATC